GCCATCGGTGCGGTTGCGAATTTAGCTACAGGTACTTTGACAAGTATGGCAGCTTCGGCTGACCTTTTAACGACTGCTATTCGTGCATTTGGATTAGAGGCACAGGAAGCTAACAGGGTTTCCGATGTTTTCGCCTCTGCGGTCAACCGCTCAAAACTCACTGTTGATAAACTTCGTATTGCATTTAACTATTTAGGACCTGTTTCTAATCAAGTCGGTTTAAGCTTAGAAGAAACTGCGGCAGGTGCAATGGTTCTTGCTAATGCGGGTCTTCGCGCAAGTACGATTGGTACAGGCTTCAGGCGGGTTCTTCAACAACTTGTCAAACCGACTGAAAAAATGAAAATGCTCCTCGCTTCTACAGGGGGAGATATTAATAAGTTAAATCCTGCTGTAAATGATATGTCAGTAGTTTTTAATGAACTCCAAAAGATTTTAGGTAAAAATGTAGGGGAAGCGGAACGGGCAAGAAGAGCATTCGCTTTGTTCGGACTTCGTGGTGCTTCGGTTGCGGCTACATTTGCCCAAGCCGGTGCTGAAGGTTTCCGCAAGATGTACGAAGAAGTTTTGAGAACTGGAACTGCTTCTCAGATGGCCGAAAAACAGATGGAAGGTCTTGGGGTTATGTTGAAAAACCTTAAAGACCGCATCCAAGTTTTAGCCATTGCTATCGGTGAAGGTGGGATTGCCGATGCTTTTAGATTTTTAATCCCACCGATTCGTGAATTCATAAATCTTTTGACTATTGTGGCGAATAGCACAATCGGTAAAATGGTTATAGCAGTTGCAAGTTTGACATTGGCGATGGCTGGCCTTCGACTTGCTATTCGATACACAATTATAACTATGGCAGCATTTGCTTCTGGTACTACGATTTCTGCCATGAAAGCATTGGCGACACAAACGAATTTAGTTAAAGTAGCTGTTCAAGGATTAGCTGGAGCTTGGGCCGCACTTACTGCTTTTATGTCGGCTAATCCCTGGTTAGCAGTTTTTGCAGCGGTTGCCACGGTTTCGGTTGCACTCTTGTCTTATAAAAAATCGATAGAAGGCACACTTTCTTCTTTGAAGAAAACCGAATTAGAACATGATCGTGTTGTAGGGAAACTTGAAGCATATAAAATGAAGCTTCAGGAAACAGAGAAAGGTACATTAGAATATAAATCAGTAATTGAAAGGCTAGTAGCTGATTTTCCTGAATTAGCTGATAAAGTTGATCTTCTAACAGGTAAATGGAGGGATCAAGGACAAGCTTTTGAAGAACTGATTCAGAAATATAGGACGGAACGTTTCAAAGCTATTGCTGATACGGTGGATGAACTTTCTAAAAGAATTGATAAGTCTATTCAAAAACTTCAGGATCGAAATAGATTTTTAGCAAATTTGAAAAAAGATATGGATGCAATAGGTTCCGATGTCAACCCGATTGAAGGAACTAATTTTTTAGAAACAACAAAAAAAGATGTATCTGAACTTGGTAAAGAATCAACTTATGAATTTGAAAAAATGGCTTCCGCTTATTTAGATATAGGTGGGAATATTTACGATGCCGTTGATGAAATAACAAGTAAGTTGATTACCAATTTAGGGTATTCTGCAAAAGAAGCGGAGAAGTACGCCACACATATTTTTAGTAGTTTAGAACGAATGAGGATGGCTACTTCTCAAAAATCTCCAAGGGGTGAAGATCAAAAACTCTTAGCCATTGATCAGAGAAAAGCGATTAGTGAATTAGAGGGTGAATGGCTTAGTCTTTATGATACCCTTAGTGAAGAACGAAAAATGGATCTTTACGAGACTGTTATAGCCACACAAGAAAAAATAGAAAAAATGATGGAAGAAGCGGAAAAGATAGGTTTAACTAAAGCACAGGTTGATTTAAAAAGAAAAGAAATACTTGAAAAAGCACTTGCTGATTTTAAAAGTATAGAAACTGAAAAAGGAAAAGCTGCCAGAGTATCGGCTCAAAATATAGCAAAAGCCTGGAAGGAAATGTATCAAAGTGATGAAGCGGCTGCATTGCAAGCAGTAGATAATTGGTTTGCAAATGAGGAAGCTAAAATAAGGGGAAGCAAATATTACGCTACTGCACATACACAGCTTGTTGAAACTGCTGAGGCAAAAAAAGCGGCAATCCAGAATGAATATGCGGAGAAGAATGCAAAAGCAAGGCAGGAATATTCTGATCTGTTACAAAAATTTGCAGATGAAGAATTAAAAATATTCGTAGAGCAAAATGAAGCTTATGAACAAATTCGTAGAAGCCAGCTTTCTATTTCTAAAGAATATTGGGATATGGAGTTGCGCTTAGGTAAACTATCGGTTGAACAGTACCGAAAAAACATTGAGGAAGCAAGACAACTGGGATTGTATTCTGTCGAAGAAGCAGAAAAGAAAATGGCTTCTACTCAAGATCCGTGGACGGCATTTCAAAAAGGTTTTCAGCGAAGTTTGAAAGAGGTCGTTTCGTTTTCTGAAATGGTGTATGAAATAGGAACACAAGTAGCCGGTAAATTTTCGGTTGAATTCACGGATGCATTCGGGGATTTCATCGATGGGACGAAGAGTGCCAAAGATGCATTTGCTGACATGGCTGCGGATATGTTGTCTTGGATGGCGAAAATGTTGATGCAGTGGGCTATCATGAAGATGTTTCAGTCTGCGGCTGAAAATACAACAAAAGGGAGTTTCTTCAATACTATTTTTGGGGCATTAGGGGGAGCAGCAACGGCACATACAGGAGGTATTGTCGGGAAAACCACATTTCCTGTCAGAGTCGTCAATCCAGATATGTTTAAATTCGCTCCTCGTTTTCATTCGGGATTGATGCCGAATGAGTTCCCTGCGATCTTGAAACAAGGTGAAGGTGTGTTCACTCCCGAACAGATGAAAGCGATGGGTTCTCAGGGGCGCTCAGTTGTCATAAATTCTAACGTAACGGTGAACATGCAGTCGGGCATGTCCGGGGGTCAGAAAGACGATCCTATGCAGACTGAGCTTGTTGGACGGGAACTTTCGAGACAGATCAATGAAAAAATAAACGAAAATATTCAGAAACAACTTAGGCCAGGTGGGATAATTGATCAACACTTCAGGAGTAGATAATGGCAACTTTACCTTTTGAGCCTAAACGTGATGGTTCCATAAAGAAAAGTGTGACTCCCAGAGTTCTCAGAAACGACTTTGGAGATGGATACAGCCAACGAGCAGCAGATGGTCTAAACTATGTTCCTCAAGTGTGGGAACTGAAATGGGAATTGAACGGAACGGATTCGGACACGTTGATTGCTTTCTTTGAATCTATTGGGGGTCACACTACATTTGAGTGGACTCCACCAAGAGGATCTGTAGGTAAGTACATTTTGCAAGAATGGTCTGAGGCTCCGTATGGCACATATGTAAATATCATAACAGCAAGGATTAGTCAGGAATATGACTCTTGATGCCGAAATAGCGTCTGATGTTCAAGACTTTGATCTTGGAAATTACGTTGAACTGTACGAGTTGGATTTGAGTTCGCTTGGGGGCGGGATAACTCGAATCACTTCTCATGTCAATGTCGCTACGCAATCTTCCCCTGACCGTATTTCTTTGGGTTCGGATTCTATGAAACTTGGGGATGATTATATGGCTTTCAGTCAGGCGGGTTCGATTGCTTCTCCGATCACGTTTAACGGGAATACCTACACTCCGATAAATTGTAAAGCGGAAGGGTTCGAATTCACATCGAAAACACAACTTCCTCGACCTACGTTTACGGTTTCAATCGTAGGTGATACCGGATCAGCTTTGCGAACATTGTTGCGTAATTACGATGATCTTATCGGGATTCCTTTCACCAGGAGAAGAACTTTTTCGCAGTATTTAGGTAGTACGGGGCAACCGGAACTTCCCCAAGACGTTTTTGCTATCGAAAGAAAAGTCACCCAGAACAATTTATTTGTAAAATGGGAGCTTTCCGCTTTCATGGACTATGAAGGTAAAAAGATACCGGGAAGATTGATTTTACGGGACAATTGCACTCAGGTTTATAGAATATACTCAAGTGGTTCTTTCGATTATTCGAAAGCTACTTGTCCATATACTGGAACCAGTTATTACGATATAAATGGGAATGTCACAACAATTGCCAATGATAAGTGCGGAAAGAAGTTATCGGATTGCAAGTTAAGATTCCCGAATGCTTCTTTGCCTACAAGGCAGTTTCCCGGTGTTTCAAAAGTGAGGGTAAAGTGAAAACTTACTTCGATAGTAATATCATTACGGAATGGAAGATGGATGCAATAGACCGGCAACCGGAAGAGTCTTGCGGGGTGTTCATTCAGTATGAACGCAATTCTCCTATAGAGTTTTGTTCCCTGCCGAATATTGCGGAAGATCGTGAAAAAAGATTTGAAATGGATCCGGTTTTGTTTTATAAGTTGGAGAAGCAATATGAAATAAAAGCGGTTTTACATTCCCATTCAAATTATCCTCATGCATCAAAAAAGGATATGGAAATGCAGCAGAAAATGAAAATACCTTGGGGTATTATGAATTTTCATAAAGGTGCTGCAAGGGAAGTTTTCTTTTTCGGTGATCAGTTACCTATCCAGGATTTTATCGGAAGACCTTTCTACCACGGTGTTTATGACTGCTACGGCATCATTCGGGATTTTTACCGAGCGTGTGGAATTCCAATGATCGATCATCCGAGAGGGTATAGATGGTGGAATTTGAAAGGCCCGAATTTGATAATGAAATATTTTGAAGAGGGGGATTGGGTAAGAGTAAAAGAACAAGAAATCCAACCAGGCGATCTTGTTTTTATGAATATAGGAGGAACGCAGTATAATCATACGGCTTTATATATAGGGGAAAATTTGATTTTGCATCATTTAGCAAATCGTCTTTCTAGAAGAGAGCCATTAACTAGTTGGAAAAAATCTTCTAATTTTTATGCGAGGCACAAAGATGCTCAGAAAAATTCACTTATATGGGAACTTAGCACAAACCTACGGAGAGGTGTTCAGACTTGATGTGAATTCCGTAGGGGAATCACTTCTTGCATTGGATGCTAACTTTCCTGGGTTTTTAGATGAAATTAGAATCGGTAAGTTCCATGTCTTGAAAGGGGATATCAATTCTCCTATGGATTTAGGTGAGAACAAAGCTTATCTGCTTTTTAGTTACCCTGACGGAGAAGACTTTCATATTATGCCAGCTATTGAAGGTGCTGGTGGTGATAATGGATGGTGGTCTGTTATTATCGGGGCAGTTCTTATTGCGGTTTCTTGGTGGAACCCGATGGGCTGGGGTGTGGTAGCAGGTGGGACTGGAGTATGGGGGGCGGGTGTCGGTCTAG